TGACATTCCTGGAGGAGCCGCATCTGGAACACCAGCATGCTTCTTCCAGTACGAACCATCCCAATACACACCCGTCTTTTCCGAAGTCTTTGAATAGCGGGACAAGAACATTGTTCGTTGATCCGCTGAGGAACGGAATCCAGTTCCGATTGTGATGCTTGGGCGCTCTGACATCATTTGACGCAAACGATCACCAAACGTTTTATTTAAACTACTTGGTACATTTACCGATCCTCTACCACCTTTAGCACCATTAGTTGCTTTAGATCCTGTTCCATCTTCTAAAGCATCTCCACCAATTAAACCTAACGCATCTTTAACTGGACCAAAAATCGCACCAAAACCTTTACCAATAGCATTGGTCAACGGGTGATTTCGGGTACTAATACGAGCACCAATAATGGCAGCAGTTAACTCCTCAACTTTACGTGTGAGGTCTTCCATCTTTTGGGTGTTGCGCTCCAAAGATGCATAGTTATCTTTTTGCTTGTTATAGAACGACTCATCACGTTGTGTTCTACGAACATCTGTTACTTCTCGTTCAGTAGCAAAGTTCTTATCAATCCCCATGACACCCAACTGCTTACGGTCAGCAGGGTTGTACATCCCTTTTCTTCCGCCAGTCTTTTTCTGGTATTGGATATTTTGCATTGCATACTGAATAACAACGTCTTGCATTTCTGGTGGTACACCCATTGCCGTCAAACGAGCACGGGTCATAGATCCAGGTTGTAGGGCGCCACGAACTACGTTTTCGTTAGTTAAGCCAGCACCACGTACGATTGCCTGAATGACTTCTACTGGAGATCGTTGCTTACCACCAGGTCCATACAGACCCGTACCCAACGTCATTGTTAGACGATTGTTTACTTCTGGAGAAGCCAACGTAGAAAGCATGTTGCTTACATCGCCAGTACTTAAACCAAAACCAGTCATGGTGCGAATTGCTTCTACACCTGGAGCCATTATTTGAGCATTGAGACCAGTTCCTGCTTGTAGATTAAGCATCTGGTTAATGCCACCAGGCCCTAGTCGGTAATTGTTAATTGGCTTTCTAAACTGGTTGTAGTTCTGTTGTTGAGATATTCCATACATTTGTTGGAACATCACACTCTGTCGGTCTGCTTCTAATGATGGACCATAACCACGATCAATGCGGGCATCTAACTTTCGCATCTGTTCTTGGACTTTGTCCATCTGCTGAGTAATCTTCCCAGCAACCATAGACGCCGCCATTGCGTAAGGGTTACCACTAGCCATGGCGGCACCACTAAGACCTCCACCTCCACCCCCACCGCCCCCACCTGCAAGGTTCCCAAGTCCGCCACCGAGTCCTCCACCGCTTCCACCACCTGTACCCGATACCAGGCGTGCAGTAGTAGCAGTAGCGTTAGAAGTTGCGGCGGCTGTAGTAGTTGATGCTGAGGTTGGTGCACCGCCACCTGTACCAGTAATTGCTCTAGTAGTACGACTTGCTTCGGTGTTTAGTTGCCTAATTTCATCACGTAGCGTTCTTACTCTTCTAGTAAGATCATCGTACGTTGTCATCCACAAACGGGCAATAGACCTATCAAGGCGCATGCCAACGTTAGCGTTTACATTGGAAACATTGTTTCCAGTGCGTGGACTACCGCCAAAAGCACCATCACCTACGCCACGTTCTTCAGGCATGTTTCATCAGTCTCCAGAGTTACGCCATTTACCCATTGCGGACCAGTACTCCCGTTGGCGTACTGCCATGTTTTGTATATCGCTGAGCGTAAAGCCCTTGTAAACCGTGGCTATCAAATCGTATTCCCAGTATATATGAGTTAGATTAACCGAATAAAAGGGATGCCCAATCAAGCACGATGTTCAAATCTGATCCACACGTAGCGCATTGGGCATTCACCTCCCCTACCTCAGGGCCTGGTTGGCTTTCCATTAATTTCTGAACCAACGCATTACGGTCTTTCATACCAAGTTCTTTAGCCCACTGTTGGGGGTTGGTCATGGCTGGAACCTCTACACAACGAGCCAACATCAACGTATTTTGTTCTGCTGGGGACTTTGCCTTCTTAGCAACAATCTGGCTGTCCATACCGTTAGGCAAACGCATCCGAACCTTACTGCCGTCAGCCAAAGTGGCTTCTATAGAAGTATGAGGGTCATGGTCTACTTTGCGGTTTTCAAACTCATTCATTGGAACAACAATGTCGTTCATAGCCTTACATGAGCCACAGGTGACTTGATATTCACGGTTGGTGCCGTACGTAGCCTCAATGATCTTTAGGAACAGTAAGTCACGGTCACCAATGATTAAGTTATCAATGATGGTTGGGTCATCCTTAATAGAGAAGGAGCCAACTGAAACTACAGCCCGCTTCAAGAGAACGGACATATACTCAGAATAAACTACGTTTTGGTTATCTAAAGAAGCCAGTGCCTCTTCGTCAAACCCATTCAGTTCCCGAACGTATGCGGTACTTTCCCATGAATTAGTTTCCGAGTTAAAGACACCACGCAACAACTCTACAGAGGTTGAGGGTGGTGCTTTAACTTCAGGAATCTCTTCTGCAAGGGCGGCATTAAGCGCATCGGCTTGTTGCTTGTCATCCATCTTTTTATACTCCTTAAGTAGTGGTACTGGTTATACTACATGCTTGCGAGGTCTTGGGTACCGTTCCAGTCAATGTAGAAACCTTCGTGGTGGACGGTCATTGATTGAATCAAGATACCATTGTCTCCAGCATTAAGGTCGGTCAAAGCGTAAGCGCCAGGCCATGCGTTAAACAGTTTAAATTGAAACTTAACGTTTCCAGGAACAACAGGCTTACTAGCAGTTCCCTGCGTACCGCCGTCCCACTGGTAGAACAGTGAACTGTTTCCACTTTGGTCGTTAATTTCGCTTGAAGTGTGTGGGTGGTCATATACCTTTACGAGGATGTCGCAACGGTATTCTTGGTCACCAGTTGACAAACCAGCCTCTCCACCAACACCTTGACCCAACCAAGCGTGGAGGAACTTCTGCCACTGGAACAGTTGGTCCTGACCACTGAATGCACCACGGGCAAACGAGACAGGGGCAAAGTCAGACTGTGCCACCATCTTGTGTGGGTGGGTGTTCATTCCACCTTCACGGTATGTGATGATTTCGTTGGTTACGGAAATACCGCTCACTTGGGCAAAACCAAGTTCACTAACTTGACTTAACTTTTGAGCGATGTTGCCTGATGATGACTTAGGAATGATCTGCACACGGAACTTAAAGTTACGTAGCGGATCGGTTCGCATTGTTTTTGCTGTTACCATTTTTTAAATAACTCCTTGGATTAGAGGTTTCCAGCAGAGCCGTTGCCAGCCCACTGTGTGAGGTTAATTACGACAAACTCGGCTGGGTACTGCAATGCGACACCAACCTCAATATTTACGTAGCCATCTTCAATACTTGCCTGAGTGTTGTTTGTTGAGTCACAGATGATGTAGAAAGCACTTGTTGAGTTCGCACCCTTCAAGTTCCCCTTAGCCCAGAAGTCAGTAAGAGTGCTGGACAATGAGACTTTGATGCGATCCCACAAACGTTCGTCGTTAGGTTCAAAAACAGCAAACTGAGTTTGTGCATCAAGAACCGTACGCAAGTACGAAAGGGTGCGACGGATCGTGATGTACTTGTCTGGTCGGTTCTTAGCCAACGTGCGAGCACCATTGATAATGGTTCCGCCACCAGCAATGGTGCGGATACAGTTAACATGGTTGGTGTTATACAAAGTACCTTGATCGGCATCTGACACCGTTGCTACCAAGCCGAATACGTTCTGCAAGTCCAAGAAGTAACCAGCAGGTGCTTTAGCAACACCACGGAGGTTTTCCGAACGTACGTACGCTCCAGCAATTGCTCCACCTGGGTAGGTGTTGCGGATAGCGGTTGGACCACTCTTTGATGGGTCATACATCTTCAATGCTGGGAAGTACACAGCGCCAAAGCCACCATTGCTGGTGCTGTATGACGAGATTGCGGTCTGCATGTCAGTTTTGGTTGCGGCGTCAATTGGGCAGTCAATGATGACAAAAGCGTCAGCACGGTTTGCCGCATACGACAAGACTTGGTTAACACGGGTGCTTGATGTCTGACCAACAAGGTTGATCAACAAAGGACCAGTTACTGAATCAAGGCTTGATACTGCGGTAGCCCATTCGGTGTCAGCACCTACTGCCGAAGCGTTAGTAGCGTCTGAACCGTTAGCCAACGTAAGTGTTGTTGAGTACGTACCTGCGGTAATACCAGATACAGCAATGGTTGTTCCAGCACCAATTGTTGCTGGCGTTCCTTGTACAAATACATACGAGGAATAAAGTTCAAGAACTTGCTTGAAGTAACGGCTTGCTGATGGGTCAAACGAAAGTTCTTGCCAACGCTCTACTTCAATTGTAGAACCGTTTCGTTCTTGCGAAACAATCATTGAGAACAATGTTGACGATTGAACTTTTGGAGCGCTTGAAGCGTCAACCAAAGTGTTTGTATCAAAACTCAAAACAACTGATACATCATCGCCCCAAGCACCCTTTGATGATGCTTGCAAAGTAAACAAAGTTGATGATCCAGAAGCACCAGTTACTGTACCTGTGTACGAAACTGTAGATGCAACTGCGGTGGTGTCAATTACACGTGAGACGTAAGCGTCACGACCACCGTTTGCAAAGTAATGGTAAACAGCATAACCAAGGTCGTAACCTTGAGCCAGTTCTCCAAACTTTGCCTTGTAGTCATTCCACGAGGTAATGAGGGTTGGAACAGCAGGACCACGCTCCGAGGTACCGACAAATGCGGCAGCCGTTGTAGCGGTGCGTGGGCTGATGTTGCTTGTAAATGGAGTCTCACGTACGTAGACTCCTGGGCGTTCGTATGCCATTTTTACTCCTAAATCAAAGGTGACAGGGTTTCAATAATTAATTTGTCTGTTCAAGTGTAGTTGATACAGACGTTACTTTCTTGAGGCCAATTAGTGCAGACGTTGGAAGTTCCGACGTCATTTGTAGTGTGTATACCTTACGGAAGATACGCTTTCTGTAGCCCGCTTCAGGGTCAAGAAGGTCTGCTGTAGACCAATCTAGTAGGTCCAAACGACGAGAGGTTCCGTCTGCCTCAATGTTGATTGAACTGTACCTAAAGGGGATAACTGTAGTTAACATCTGGGTGGCTATTTGTCGGTCATGTATGGCGCTTCTTGTAAACGTAGAAACTTGATATAAAAGATCTATAGGGGTAAACTCAGTAGTTTTATACGAGTCATATTCACCACTAGGTGGGGCACTAGCCGAGGAAGTGCTAGGCCAATAATCAATGTTGTCAGGGTGCCCAGCATGGTGGGTGTTCAAGAACGTTTCAGAATGCTGGCGGTTCTTTGCGTGCATAATGTCAATTAGTTCAATTGTGATGAAAGGGTAGTATCGTTCTGTTTCACCTTCTGGGTATCGGAAGAACACCTGAACTGGGCGTGAGGCATCACGGTCGTCACTGACGGTAAGACCTGTAAACAACTTTTTGATTGCCTCGTCTTCGGCAAAGAGGAACCCAGTTTTCATACTTTTAAGCCTTTACTGATTACCTTTTCAATGGTCTTTGTCATAGCGGCAGCGTCACGAACCACCGATTTGCGCAAGAGTGCCCGTGCTGTAGAGGTAGGTCCGCCGTACTCTGCTTCAACGACCTCAGCCCCTGATGCCGTAACTTCAAACCTATTATTGTTAACGTTGTACGTGACTGACACATCAGCAGAAATACCTTGATCTGCATAGGTACGTCGTAACCTGTCTTCCTCTTCTTGAGCGGCGGCATATAAAGCCGATGCTACGAGTTTGGGAAAGTTGAGCGTAGTAGACATCATGTTCTTAAGAACCCAAGGTTCTCCAGATATAAAGTCACTAGAACTTGAGGGTATAGGGGCATCAAAGCCAGGCATTGGCTTCTCCTTAAGTTCTAGGCGTTGGACCTCTTGGCGCTCACCAAGATTGATTTAAGTTTATCAAATACTAGGCAACGCTGTAGGCCAAGGCAGGTTTTGTATACCCATTGCGGTTGGACCTGGGTCAAAAGGCATTTCTTGGTTGATGTAAACCTCAATACCTTCAACGACTACAAGGACGTCATCACGTAAGCGTCCACGAACACGGTATGTAGCAAGACTAAAATAACGACCGTCATACAAGAACATATCGTTTAGATGCTTCTGGTATTCAAAAGGATCGGTCACCCCAGCGGTTCTAAAGTCCTCAATGGATGCCACAAAGTTAGTGAGTTCCACAGGCTGACGACCTTCAGGAATGGCTCGTTTCTGGTCTTCAGTTTCCGTAATCATCAATACGGGAATAGTCACACCCGACTTGTACTTGCGTCCGTTAGGTCCTGCTATTCCTTCGTCGTATACGTCATCGTATAGTGACCCAGCGCTGGCTGGGGTAGTGGCTGTTAGGTACTCAAACCAGACCACCGTTTCACCATAGTTTCTGGTGTATTCACGGTAATGGCGGCGAATACTATTTAGTTCACGCCGAAGATCCATTAGATGTATGTGTTATTCGTGTAGCCCGTTGGGGGATCCATGTCAATGTATACATCTTCACGCAACTTATCCAGTGGGTCTTCCTCAAGTTGAATAACTTCTTTGTCTTGATTTGGGAAGATGCGCTCAATTGGACCGTACTCGCCAAGTTCTTTAGCCTTAAAGATTGGTACATAACGGTTAGTTGTGCGGGATACACGGCGTAGATTAAATATTTCAATTCTGTCAACACCAATGTTAAGCGCACGAGCCTGTGACTGATACTGACCAGTCCAATAGGCAAGGAGGCTTTGTACCATGCGGAAACGCTGGCTGGCTGGGATATGAATGGACTCAGAGGTCATAACGTCAATGTCACGGCTGAA